TTCTAGTATACCATCAATCGCATCTTGACCTCTTTCAATTAAATTATAAAAGTTTTCTCTTTGATATTTGTAATCACTATCAACATCATCAAGTGTTTTATCTCTTTTAATTGTAAGGGGTGTTTCTTTTCTTTCAACAAGCTCTGCAGTCGACTCTTTTATATCCAAGATTTCATCTAGGATATCTTTAGTTTTGTTACTCATCATTATTTCACCTTTTTAATTTTTACATCAACATTTTTTAAACTGTCTATAGACTTATCACTTAATATGTCAGCAACTAATTTTTCATCTGTTCCTTTTAGTATAAATTTACCGATACCTTTTTTAATTATCTCTGGAGCACTTCTTCTTGTATTTTTATATGTTTTATAATATCTTTGAGCAACACCCAAAGCTTTACCAGTTTTATCTGTTACTTCTATATCTTCTTTTAATTTCTTAAAAGTTTTCATTACTTATCTGCTCCTGATTCACTGTCATAGTTTTTAGAATCTGTATATACAGATGTTGTTTCATTAAATCCGAAATCATCATCAGCATCAGCAGATGTTGGATTTGGTGAAGCAGTATATCTTTGTTCTCTTGTTGGGGATACATCTGGTAAATCTGTATACTGGTCAACTTGTACAGTCTTAATAACTTTACTAGATGTAACAGGGCCGTATAGATAAAACTTAGTAGTAAAATCTAAAGTATACATGATAGCTCTTCTTTCTGCAAAATCACCTTTGTAATTATCTTCGTAGTTAATACTATTTAATACTATAGGTATATCTCTTGCAACACCCATCTCAGGCATATCTTTAATTGTTAAAGTATAGTCTGGTTGGAAGTATGGAAGTATTTGTTCTACCATTTGTAAAGCATCATCAGATTGTTTTGCCATTGCATATAATTGAATGTTTAAATTATAAGGAACAGGCATAAACTGTGTGTCTAATTTATTAGAATTACTTGCACTTGATTTTACTTTTTTAAATTTTTGTACACGATTTAATTTTCTTGATGGGTCGTATGCCATGTTTTGAATTTCAAAACCCAGTCTTGGTAAAGTGATTGCAACTTTACTTTCAAGTCCAGCATCTTGGTCTAATCTAGCTAACCATTTTTGTTTTGGGCCATATGCTAAAGGCACTTTCATAGATTGTGTTGTTACACCATTATTGTCTTTACGAACCACATGTATATCATTAAATAGAGTACCAAACCCTACAATAATATTTCTAACTGTTTCGTGATAAAATTGTCTATTTCCTAACATTACGCACTTACTCCGGCATCGCCAAATGGATTAGATTCTGAAAAGTCTAATACATTGTTATCTAATTTATCAAATAATTCATTTTGTGCTGTCTTATCTTGCACATAGTCACCTACTATATAGTCTTCTGATAATAGGTATGAATCATCACCTGTATCAGCATCATTCTCTAATAGAATGTTTGTACCTACAGAAGTAGAATCATCTTCACCAATTATATTATCACCAGCAGTTTCTTCTAACAGTAAACCAAAATTACTTCTAGCATGTTGTATATTTATGTTCTCGTTTTGAACAGTTGATTGTTCTAGTGTAAATTGGAAATCTCTTGTGTTTCTACTTTCATCAACTTCTATACTATCGATATCTAGAATACCTGTATCAAGTGCTTCAGATGAATATTCAAATGATTTACATTTTAATTTAAATATTGGATTATTATCTAATTGATGAAAGGGTTCATCATGGTCTACAAAACTAACTTCAAATATCTTACCTAATATAGGATGATAAACTAAATCACCTTCGTAAGGTCTGTCAGTAGCTACTGCATCTGTTTCTGTGAGTATATAAAAATCACTACCTGTAGTTAAAGTTTCTAATTCAGATGAATTGCCTGATTGGTCTATTGTTGCTGACTCTAATAATATAGAACCACCTGTAGTATCTGTTGCAGTTTCTATCTGTAATTGTTTTGTTAAATCTTGAAATCTTTCTTTGTGTACAACTAATGTTAATTCATTTCTATTTTCTAATCCGAACTGACTCATCAATTCTTTTTCACCTTCATATCCACCTTCAGCATTTTCAACATACATCTCAATAGGAACTTGTGAAGTAAATGCAGACAAGGAATCCTCACCCAATACGCTGTCAATAGCGACTGTGGTTCTATCTATATAATAAACATCATGTCCAAAGATTTGTATAGCTTCTTTTACTAAATCACTATACAGATTTTTCTCTGTACTAATAGATGTACTATTATTTGTATGAAAGGCTTTGTTAACTGCCATAAATTTATCCTATCATGTAGTCAATAGGTGTTTCGAATGTCAACTTAATTTCTTCTTCAAGTCTTTGTATTTCTTCTATTGCTTGAGAATAAATTTGTTCACCATTCATTGATACGCCACCTAAAGTTGCTACTCCGTTAAATTTAGAGAGGTTTGCACCCCATTGTCTTTTAATTAATGCTGTTGCATATCTTTTTAAATAGATATCATCATAGATATCTACATATGTGTCAGGGTCTATTTTACGATAACATTCTATAATTAGAAACTCATCTACATTTACTTGGTCCCAAGCCATATCTAAGTATAAACGATTTTGATGTTGGTTGTAACGAATAGGCACTTCACCAGTAAGTATGTGTGATAACATATCTAACTGTTGCATAGTCATTTGATATTGTATAATAGATGTAGATGAAAAATCATATAAGTCATTTAATCTTAATTGATAACGAATATCAAACATACTGTTTGTTTGTGCTTCATCAAAGTTAAAAATATTTGATACTGAAACTACAGCAGAAGGCATGGGAATAAAATTCTTACCTTCCTGAAAATTTGCAGTTATTGTACTGTCTGATGTATCTGCAGATGTTGTTGTGTCATTAGAACGAGCTCTATCAATATCAGTTTGTGTAATTTTATATTTTAAATACATTTTTTCTACACCATCATAATGATATTGTGCAAAATATTGTAATGCTTCATCTATTCTATCATCTGTTTGGTCATCTGATACGTTGATATCAATAACACCAAATCCTAGATTTCTAAGACAGTATGATTTAAATGTCGTTTTACTTGTTGGTATCGCCATACTAGTTGTCCTTGTTTATTAGTATTTATAACAAAAACTAATTAACATAGTCTTGTATAGGTTTATTTGTACATATTCTGTACATCTTGATTATACTTGGTCGATATGTTAAGATATATAAATATTAAGAATAATTACTTGATATTATAAAGTCTTGACATAACATGTTCACAACATGTATAATGGTTACAAGATAAATTTTAAATTAATAACCTAAAGGAGATTAATATGTTTAAGAAGTTTTTTATCAATGCTCGTTATTTCATCGCTCCACTATTAATACTAGCATCTTTGTTTGGTGTAATAGCAGGTGGGCCATGGGTTTGGACAGGTGTATTCTTGTTAGGTGTAGGTATCATTATTGATACGTTATATACACGACAAACTATGGGTGCTGGATTTGATGATGAAGGTGAAACAAATGCTAATCCAACATTAATGAATTTAACAATGTATTTAATGTTACCAGTATTCGTTGCATTACAATGTGCTCTTGCATACCAAATATACAATGGTATGGTGGGTGCTGAATTATTAGGAGCAGTATTATCATCTGGTATATTCGCTGGAATAGGAATTATCTATGGACATGAACTTGCACATACTAAAGGATTCAGTTTTATCATTGCTCGTTGGATGATGGCACTATCTGGTTCTGCACATTTCTGTTATGCTCATGTATACAATCATCACTTAGAGTTAGGTTGTGAAAACGACCCAGCAACAGCTCCAAGAGGAAGAAGTTTGTATGCACATTTACCGAAATCACATTTTGGTCAAAGTAAATTTCTATACACAATGGAAAAACAAAGATTAAAAAGATTAGGTGTACCATTCTTAACATGGCAAAATAGATGGATTCGTGGTTATGCAATGTCATTACCAACAATCGCATTATTCTGGTTTGCTGGTGCATGGTTGGGA